AAGCTTTTATCTGCCATTTTGAGTATTTTTTATATGTTTATAAATATTACAATAACCATCTAATATCCTCAAATCCGCCATCTGTTTTAATAGTATAGGGATTTTGTATAGAATTTGGATTATAAGCGCCAATATACGAAGTTTTACTCATATTGCCTAGTGTAGCGCGAGTCATGTCATGAGCTTGTTGTTGAAATTTTAATGATGTATCTCTTAAAAACATAGCAATACCAAATGGCATTACTAAGTCATCATTATAACCTATTTGTGCTTCTGGTCTGCCGTTTTTCCATACAAACACTTTCATTTCCTCTAATAATCGTTTTGAACGGATTGTTACTGAACGATCACCAACAAATTCACGGAATTTATTCACAATTAACGGTCTAGTACGCATTGACATTGTAAAACCAGGGGTCATATCGGATGAACCCTCATATGTCTTTAAATACGACTCTGCTGTGAGTTGGTCTGATTTAGGTGATTGATATAAATTGCGATAACCTCTTTCAATTACAGCATCAATAGTTGCCCATCCAATAGAGGCATTTTCAATTACTAATAATGCTTGATTATATTCTGTGGCAACACCTACTAGAAAATATCCAAATTCTTTAGTAGGTAATTGTCCTCTATATTCGGCAACTTGTGTATTGGTAGCAATATCAATAACATGACAAGTTGAAAAATCTTTACCATCACCTCTAGCTACGTCAGCTACTACCATATAATCTCTTGTATAGTCTGCTGGTTCCCATACCCAGAAGTTCTGGTCAGCGCCTCTTCTTTCAAGAGGTTCTTTTATTGTTGTTTGGGTAATAAATTCTAACCACTCATTATAAAATACTACATCACCCGAAGTGCTAAAGTCGCAATCACATTCTTGAGCAGCTAATCTAGGATCTCCTAATAATTCATCTTGACGTTTTCTCCAGTTTTCATCTCGTTCAGGATGGACATACCAAGGTAATTTAATTGGTAAGAAATCATTTTCAGCATTTTCTGCTGATACCCATGTTTTGTGAAACCAGTTTCCAGTTCCGTAGGGGGTTGATAATACAATAGCACCACCACCAGTTGCTAATGTTTGTTGAGCTGAGGCCCATATTTCACCAATACTTTCAATAAAAGCTGCCTCATCGACTATCAATAAAGATACTGCTTCTGAACGACCTGCATCACTTGATGCTGAAGTAGCTTTAATTTGTGATCCGTTATTCAGTCGTAGTGTTAGTTTGTTATGTTCGTCTGCTGGTATTTTAAGCCATGAAGGTAAATTGTCAAACATGAATTTAACTTTCGTTACCATGTTTTTTGCTGTTTCTTGCTTAGTAGCAATACACAATACGTTTTTATCCTTTTGGAATAACATTAGCCACAAAGAATACCCTGCGGCCAATGTTGAGATACCCAACTGTCTAGACTTCAATACAACTGAATATGGATTATCTCTCCAAAGTCTTAATACCTTTTCTTGGAAAGGATATAAATTGAATATTACTCGACCCCTTTGTGGGTGTTGAATATTACAATATTTTTTCATAAAGTGAGCCGGATCTTGGGCACACTTTAAGTATTCTTCTCTGATTATTTGTCTTAAATCCTGACTCATAAAAGAGCTACTAGAAAACCAATTGTTGTTATAAAGAAAGCACCTACAATACCTCTAAATTTAGATTCAAGGTCAGTTATCTTTTTATTTCTTTCTTCAATCTGTCCGTCTTTAGCTTTAATAATGCCCTTTTGATCTTCTATTTTACCTTCTAAAACTATTCTTGTAGTATCACAAATAAATAAGGCACTATCTTGTCTAAGGATAATTGTACTCATAGTAGAGATAGAGTCACGAGAAATTACTAATTCTTTTTTAAGATTATCTCTATCAGCTTTAACTAATAAAGCATTTTTTAAGGATTTAATGGGAACTATTACCGTTGAATCACTTAAACGCTGTTGTGAACTGGCTGATGATATCATCATCAGACATACTATTAAGGCGATCGCGTTCTTTTTCATATTGGTCTTTGTATTGTTGAGCTTTTTTAGCAATACCAGCTAATTTAGCTTTGTCTATTTCAATTAATGAGTCTAAAATTTTCCTAGTAGAATCTAAAGATGAAATAATTGTGTCTTTTTTACTAATTTCAAGTGCTAAAGAATCTATAGTTTTTTGGTATTGTTTGTCTTTGTCTGAGGAATAACCTTGTTTATAAGTAAATAACCCATAGATTATTACACCTAATAAACAAACTAAAACCAATTGTAAAACAAATTTTTTCATATTAATCTTCTTCAGAAGAAGGAAGAATAATTTTTTCTAATGCTTTTTTATCAGCAGTTAATTTTTTTAATTCATCCTTAATTTTTTCTTTTTTATCACCTTTAGCTTCAGTGTATTCTTTAGCTAATTCTTTCATTTTAGTTACAAGTTTTTGTAATTTATTTGAAGCAGTAGTGATTGAATCTTTTTTTTCTAATTCTGCTTTTGATGGTTCTTGGTCTTCATCATCTGATTCAAATACAGGAAAACCAAATAAAACAGCAGCTATTGTTTGCTCATCTGTTCCTAATTTTTTAGCTACATCATTAAAGGTAGTAGATGGATTTTTACCAAACATTTCATTATATGTTTTTTTAATTACATCAGATGTTGGTTTAGTATCTTCAGATAAAAGTTCGTATATGTTATCTTTAATTTGCTTCTTTAATTCAGACAATTTCATGATAATAAATATCAACCAAAGATTGTTTCTTTAATTTTTGCAATACGTTCTTCAGTAGTACCTGAAAGTTCAACTAGTTTTTTAATTTTATGACTACTTCTATATAAAATCAAATGAATAATACTGTCAATAGTTTCTCTATATTTCAAATCAGTAGTTCTAACTCCATTATCTTCCATTTCAACACCAACAGGAGATACATAAAAAATATAATCATATTCTTCAACTAATTTATAAGCAGCATCACAAAACGCTTCAGCCTCATAATAATCAATTGATTTAGCTGCTTTAGTAAACGCCATAACATCAATTACAGTACGATCTGTAATAATATTTTCATACATTAACTCAGCACAACGTTCAGCTAAAAATATAAATTGACCTTTTAATGTTGAATCAGTATTCAATGGAATACCTAAATCACGCAAGTACTTAGAACGTTCAGTAGCAAAATTATAATCTGCAAATTCAGGTAATTCTTTCAAAGCATTTACCAATGTAGTTTTACCTACACTCATTGTTCCACACAATCCTATCTTCATATTAGTTTCTATTTTGACCTGCCTGACCCATTGCTGTTTTGTACCAAGGTAAACCTTCACGATTGCGTCTTCTTTCTTTCCAATCATCATGACTATATTGAATACCATGAATATGATATTCTTTTTTACCATTTGGATGGATTAAAGCTGCTTCTTCCATATTGTGCAATTTCCCTTCCCAAACCCAAGCAATAGTACCATCAGCTTTTACTAATTTTTTACTTGGTTGAAATTTATTTTTATCACTCATAATATTAATATAACATATTTTTTACAAAAAGCCAAACATTATTTCCAGCTAATAATATCACCATGCAAATTATCCCACTCGCATCCTTTATTAATTAATTTAGATACAGCTAAAATACCTTGAGCACCTGATACTGTAATACCACGAGCTGATAAAGCATCTCCTACAAAGTGAACATTCTGGTATTCAACTAAAGCTAAATCACTATGATAAACAAGTGGTTCAGGTGAAAGATATTTTACTTCAGGAACATAAACACCCCAATCATCTTGTAATGTTGGAAATACTTTTTTCATATCTTCAATAAAGTCTTCAATATAATCCCAATATTTACCCATTCCTTGTTGTATAATACTTAGATTATCAATTTGAACAGAACTAACTCTTTCACCTTCTGATGTAGTTGATGGTTTACGAGTTGGACTATAATATAAACCTGTTCCTGCATATTGTAATTCATTTACTACTTTACGAGACCAAGCGAATGGATCTTCAATGTTATTAATTTCCATAATAATACCAAAGTTAGTCATGTTGTTTCTATAACGTTCATCTTTTTTAGCATGACCATTATAGGAATGATTACCGTAAGTGTCTTCTACAGCAACATAAGCGGCATTATTATTAGTACAAAACGAGTC